ATTAATAATGAAATTAATAATGAAATTAATAATGAAATTAATAATGAAATTAATAATGAAATTAATAATGAAATTAATAATGAAATTAAATATAACAAAAATAAATATTTAGAACAAAATTTAGAACAAAATTTAGGATTAAATGATGTAACTTTAGAAATTTGTAGCGATACTTCCGATATAATAAAATTAAAAGAACCACATAGTGTTTATTCTGAAATTTATAAAAAATCATTACAAAAAGCGAGGGATGCTAAAAAACAAGCGATTAAGGCATATTTGGAAGCGAAAAAAATAAAAAATGAATATGTATTGGATGATTTGGACAGTTCGGATGCAGATGATTTAGAAGATTTTAGTGAATAACGTAAAATACTATATTTTATTAATTATATTTTACTTAAAATTATTTTATATACAGAATTTATAATGAAACGAAAGATGTCAACAGGAAAAATTCTGAAGAATGTTAAATCGCATCAATTATTAATTTTTATGGCCGTGGTAGTCGGTGGTTATTTCTTATACTCTTATTCAAAATCAAAAGGTGGTTTTATGGATGGTTTGGAAGGTCAAAATGCTGCAGCTGGTGCAGCGGCATCCAGTGACACATACAAACCTGCGGCACCAGATGGTCATGAAAATAATGAAGCGACTGTTAATGGTTTAAATACAAACATGCATGGGTTACCACCTAGTTGCGTTAAGCAATCGGTAACTGATCCACGTGAATTGTTACCAAGAGATACCAACAGTGAATTTTCCAAATTAAATCCAGCCGGGGCGGGTGATTTGCAAAATGTATCCTTACTTCAAGCTGGTACTTTGCAAGGTATTAATACGGTTGGAACCTCTTTAAGAAATTCAAATCTTCAATTAAGAAGTGAACCAGCCAACCCAAGAGTTGCCGTTGGTCCCTGGAATAACACAACAATCACGTCTGATAACGCTAGACGTGACTTTGAAATTGGAAACTAGATATATTTAATTTGAATAAAATTAAATATATATAATTTATAACAATGGTTGAAAAAATAAATATTTTTGGTTACATATTAATAGCATTTGTTATTATCATAGCGATTAATATATATCGTGAATCTGATTTATTTCAGTTAAAATGTATTATTTCCGATGTAGATGGGAAACAATATTGTGTGAGAGAAAGAGCAAAATTACAGTTAGCCGCGGACTTACTAGCAACCGCTACAACCAATATGAAATTGCTTGTTAAACATGTTGCTAATAAATATCCAGATAGAGATAATTGTAAAAGGTTGTTAAAAAATTTTAATCCTAAAAAAGTGAAAGAAATATTACCAACTAGTAAATTTACAGCTTATTCTGAAAATAAGGGTGAAAATTTAGCATTTTGTACGACCAAAACGAAAACGGGAGATAGTTTAATTGATCAAAATACCTTAACATTTGTCGCGATGCATGAATTATCTCATATTGCTACGAAAAGCGTTGGTCATACAACCGAATTTTGGGAAAATTTTAAATTTATATTAGAAAATGCAGTTGAAATCGGTATTTATAAACCAATTGATTATAAGAAAAAACCAAAAGGTTATTGTGGTATGACCATAACCGATAACCCATATTACGATTTATAATTTTTTTTTAAATATAAAAAAAATTATATAATTTAACGGCGAGATCTGCTGCGAGATCTGCTACGAGATCTTCTACGAGATCTTCTACGAGATCTGCTACGAGACTTGCGTTTTTTGCGGGGCTTGCGTTTTCTACGAGATTTGCGTTTTCTGCGGGACTTGCCACGAGATTTGCCACGAGATTTGCCGCGAGATCTACCACGCGACTTTCTGCGTTTTCTACTTGGTTTTCCACGTTTTCTACGGCGTTTTCTGCGACCACCACTTAACATATCCAAGAATGATTCACCACCACCCATCATGAAATCTTTTGAATCTTCGGCATCTTCGGTATTTGCGACTGACATTATAATATAGAACGAGATAATTTATTTTTTTTCGCCTAAATAATTAAACGCAATTTATATTTTATTAAAATGTCATTCGTATAATTTATATTATTATTAGACCGAACACTGCTTTTTTCAATAACTCTGAAATTTTCAGGTATTTTTGGAAATTTGACATCATAATTAAAATCTTCATATATTTTTGTCAAATGAATAAATTTCAAATCATCATGATTAATATAGTAATCATATATACTCTTACCACCAACAAACCATATTTTATTTTTATTTAACATATTTATTTCATTATCTAAAGAATTATAATTATTCAAGACGATTGTATTTTTAAATTGAGATACATCTTCCTGTTTTAACGTAGAACTTAAAATAATTTTCCTTCCCAATAAAGGTGTACATTTTAAACTATCCCATGTATTTTTACCCATTACTAAACAATTGTCATCTTTAGTAGTAGTTTTTAAATATGCTAATTCATTTGGGATAGACCATGGTAACTTATTTTTTAAACCAATTCCGCCATTTTTACAAACCGCAACAATCATATTCATTATTTTTAATTAAATAATATAAGATATATTTATATATGTCCGAAATATTTAATATAGTTGTATTGAAGCCAACTCCCATAATATATACATTTGATATTGCAAAAGATAAAATATTTAAAAATAAACATGTACCTTTCGCGATATATAGAGATGATACTATTCAAAGAATTAAAGAAAAAATATATTTATATACCGATATAAACATCCCAATATCAGAAATGTATTTATTTAAAAAAAATAATATATTATTCAACACCGAAAATGTTTATAAAAAATTAGTACAAGAAGATTTTTTAGAATTGGATAATAATAGATTGGATACATTGTTTAATAATTGTGATAAAAAGATAATACTTTCAAAAAATGAACTAAAAGAAAAATACAATCGCGACGATGTAAATAATATAATTAATAAACATTATAATACAGAAACGCTAATAAATGAACCATTGGGACACGATGTTATTTATAAAAAACAATTGCCTTATATTGTTAACCCATTTGAATTAACAACTGTTGATATGTTACTGGATAACGATGAAGCAAATATTATTACAAAAAATAAAAAATTATTATTAGAATTTGGTGAAATTGAGAATAATACTATATATTTATGTTGTATTGAAGATGTATTAAATTTTCATAAAGTGATATCGTCAGATTATATTTTTAAAGTATACTTCCCACAATTATATATTTTCCACAACATTGATTCAATTGAAAAGTTAAAATTAAATAGAAATAAATTAAAAACAAATATAATAAATAAAATAAAAAAAATAGAAATCATTGAAAACAAGATAAATTATTTACAAGCATTGGCGACAGAGCAAAGAAAAACAACAACATTGATAGAAACTAACACTGGTATAACTGATATTATTTTTACAATATATCCAATATCAACGGTAAAATTAACGTTGGAAACTATATTTAAAATTTTACATGCTAGTAATGAAATACCAATGATAAAATATAATTCAAATTATAATGAAAATATTTACAGGTTGTATACGGATAATTACGTATCGGATACGGGGAAAAAAATACCAACATTATTCGTTGAAAATAATAATAGAATGGTAAAAATCAAACAAATTGCAAAAAACATAGCAACCAACAACAAAATAGGATTTTATATCCCATATAATGAAGAATCTATACGAGAAGATATTTTTTGTGATTTTTTAGAAAATGGGAATATTATAATTCACGTGGAATGTTCTGTCCAACCGAAAACAATTGAAGAAATAAATGAAATAATTCGTGAAAAAATTAATAAGAATATTCTTGAAAAAATTAATTTATTTACGAGGGATGTTGGTTATACTTTTACGGAATTCACTAATTTGGAAGCTGATAACATTGAAATTAATAATATAGAATATTCATATTTATTTAAAAATGATACCGAAATTGATTTAAATCAATACATGTCATGTTTATCTCCCATTTTTAATATTACAAATGGTACGTTGGTTAATGATTCAATTAATTTAATTTATAAAAGAGTTTCAAATTTTCAAGAGATGTCCAGTATAAACGCTTTTATAACTTTGCAAAGACAACAAAACATTGGAGAAATGGAGGTTATTAATAATTTAAAGAAAACGTTTCAGGTTGAAAAAAAGGTTGCGTTTGAATATTTTGCAAATTGGCAAAGGGATGTTCAAATGGAGGTTGATAGGTTTGAAAATAAGAAAATAAAGATATTGGATAATCCGGGATTTACAGTGCATATTACGAAAAATGAATATTTCCTTGATGCATTGGAAATATGTAACAATGTGCGAATATCAAATATAACAAATGTAAATTATCTTAAATATATTGAAAATTATGTATTTGTATTAATCGCATTGATAAAATCAAATTACGATAAAGAAATATTGGACAAATTATGTACATCTGAAGAAATATTGGAAATAGATGATGATGTATTGATTAATCCTGCAGAAATAAAAAAAAACCAGAGATTGTTACAAAATCCTTCTGGTAAAGCTATTTATTTAAGCGATGACGACTTATCGGATATTGATGAATTTCTTGAATCTTCTGATTCTGATTCGGAAGATTATTTTGAATCAGATATATCTGACGAAGATTCAGAACCTGATGCTGTAAAATCCGTAACACTTGTAAAATCGGCAACACCTGCAAAATCCGTAACACCTGCAAAATCCGTAACACTTGCAAAATCCGTAACACTTGCAACACCTGCAAAATCCGTAACACCCGTAAAATCACCATCTAAATCCGTAAAGAAATTACCATCTAAATCCGTAAAGAAATCACCATCTAAATCCGTAAAGAAATCAGCAAAAGAAATGATATCAAAATCAAGAAAAAAACGTTTGTTAAGTTTAAAAATGGCGAAAAGCAATGTTGACATTTCAGATGATTCCGAAGTTAAATTAAAAGATTTGAGTATTTTGAAAACTTTTTCACCAATGATCAATGCATCAGCAAATTCGGTATCAGTAAATCCAGTATCAGCAAAGTCAGTATCAGCAAAGTCAGCAAAGTCAGCAAAGTCAGTAAAGCCATCATCAGCAAAGTCAGTAAAGCCAGTATCAGTAAAGCCGGCATCAGCAAAGCCGGCATCAATAAAGCCAGCATCAGCAAAGCCGGCATCAGCAAAGCCGGCATCAATAAAGCCAGCATCAGCAAAGCCGGCATCAATAAAGCCAGCATCAGCAAAGCCAGCATCAGCAAAGCCAGCATCAGTAAAGTCAGTATCAGCAAAGTCAGTATCAGCAAAGCCAGCATTTATGCCTACCTCAATAAAACAACCTAGTGATATCGTGGATGAGTTTTCCGATTATGATTCGTATGATTCAGATGTAGACGATTTTGTAGATGTAGACGATATTGTAGATGTAGACGATATTGTAGATGTAGACGTAGATGCAGACGATTTTGTAGATGTAGACGATATCGTAGATGCGGACATGGATGCGACTTCCAATAATATATCTTTTGATAGTGATATTTCAATTTCAAATGAATCTCCGGAATACGGTTTGTTAAAAAAAAATGAAAATGTAAATTTGGTAGCTGATTTATCATCTATGGATTCATCTATGGATTCATCTATGGATTCATCTATGGATTCATCTATTGGGTCATTGGGTTCATTGGAAGGTGGTGCGAAATTAAATCCAAAAAATTACAAACTATCAGGTCATGATCATTATTTTAGACAACGATTAAGAGCAAGACAACCTGATTTATTTTTAGAACGAAAGGATGGAAAATTTTCAAGTTATACACGATCATGTCCCTGGGCAACTAGAAAAATGCCAGTTATATTAACAGACGATGAAAAAAAATATATTGATGAAAAGGACGGTGATAATAAATCTTATGATGAATTTATTTCATATAATTATAAAGAAGGTGAAAAACCATATCATTATATCTGTCCACGGTTTTGGTGTTTTGCTGATAAAGAAGGGAAGGGTAGAAGTTTGTCGGTAGAACAGATCAATAAAGGTGCATGTGGTGGTTGGGATGCGGTTATACCACATGATGCAAAGAAAATAACATCGGAAAAACATAGAATATTTGAGTTTACAGATAAAAGATATCATAGGAAAGATAAACCACATCACCCTTTATCGTATAATACTCATTACCCCCTTTACCAAACAAATTCACACCCTAGTAAATATCCAGTCCCATGTTGTGGTGACACCCCTACGCAACAGGAATATAATCCACCAGATTCAAAAATACCAATTTATATAAAAACGGGTGATGATAAATTATCATTCAAATTAGAAGATAAATGTACTGTAGAAAATTGTACAGAAAATTCAGATGTATATGTTTATGAAATAACGAGTGGTGATAAAACATATTATGGAAAAAAGGGAAAAATAAAAAATATTGATGGAGATGAGGTTACAGTTACGATGTCTGATAAAAAATTTAAGGATATCATCATTGAAATGGATAAATTATATATAAAAAAACCAATCAATAAAAATGGTGTAAAAGCCGATGAAAATATGAAATTTAAACATAATTATGTATACGATGATAAATTAAAAATGAAAAAACCATTGAATGAATGGGATAAAGATGATTGGGACGAATACGGTGTGAATGGTACCAAAGAAATTAATTTGGATAAATTTAAAACTGGTACAAAATATATAAAAAAAATACCATCCAACGCTTTATGGGATAAATTTGTTAAATATGATAAACGAGCACTTGGTAACAAACGTAAAAGTGTATTCGTAAATGAAAAAACAAAACAACAAGATAATAAACCATTGATGAATTTCCCATTGGAAAATAATAGACTTGGGTACTTATCTTTAAATTTGCAAAAATTTTTACAATATAATACAATTCAGTGTTATAAAGATTCAAATGAAGAAAAAAAAGAATTAAAAAATGGGTATCCATGTCTATTGCGATTGGGTATAGATAATCAAGTAAATACATCATTTTTATCTTGCATCGCAACCGTTTATGGTGAATATATAAAAAAAAAATCAACAAGTGGTGAAAGAGATTCCGAATTAAAAAATATTTCTTTATTGAATATAACCGATATAAAACAAATTATACTAAAAAAAATTACATTGGATATATTTATTACATTACAAAATAGCAATTTAATAGACTTGTTTTATAAAAAAAAACAATTGACTGACAAATATGTTGCAAAATATAAACGAACCGATATTTATAAAAATAGCGTATTAAAAAAAATAACAAAATCGTATGAATTTATGAAATATATAATTTGTTCGTATGAAAATTATATTGATTATTTAAAAAATACGGACCAAATAAATTATGAATTCATTTGGGATTTAATATGTGAACCGAAAAGTACAAATGGAATACTTTTTGAGAACGGTATAAACTTGGTTATTTTAAAAAATTTAAAAGATGGGTTGTTAGATAAGATTGAATTGATATGTCCAAAAAACAATTATTCAAAAAATATTTTTAATATATCACGACCTTCGGTGATATTGTATTCAGAATATAATATTTATGAAATAATAGCATCTGTAAAAAATATATCTACTAAGAAATTTAAAATAAACTGTTTTTTTAATAAAAAATCACAAATTAAAGAACTTGTAAAAATGATGTCAAAAATAGCAAAATATATCAATAACAATTGTAAAAATGTGTCTTATATTAAGAATATAACGTATAATATTACCGCGATGGATGCGATTGATGAAATACAACGAGTTGGTGACGAAATGGGTGTCCGAGATATTACACAAGTTATAAATTTAAAATCTCAAGTAATTGGATTGGTTGTAAAAATAATTGATGAACGAATATTTCTCCCAACTTATCCATCAAAAATAAATAAAAAAATAGAATATGTATTTTTAAATCAACCAGGGTTCCAGTTACCTTTAATGAGTTATGATAAATTAAAAAATACGTTAATAAGATTAAAAAATGTAAGTAATGTACTAAAACTCAATTATATTTCATATGTTATGGAAGATTCAAAAATTGTGGGTATTATTAGCGAAACAAATCAATTTATACCAATTTTACCAATGAATATTACGGAGATTGCTGATTTTGATTTAACCGATTTGAATGGTGAAGAAATACACAAAATAGAATTCAATACAGATGAATATGGGTTGGATAATGAATTATTATTAAATGATAAAAAGGATATTGGTAGAAAAACTGAAATTTTGAATATTAATCTTGAAACAAACTTTTATAAAACATATTTAAATTTATTTAGAATTGTTATAAATAAAAGTATAAAAAATAATCACAAAAAAAAATTATTAGGTATATTATCAGGAAAAAGAAATTATATTGAAAAATTGAGAGAAACCTTTCTTTTTTTACAGGATCTAATGGAAAAATATATTGAATATTCGGAAGAGTTGATACCTAAAAATTATGATGATTTTACACATTTATCCACCTGTTTAAATAATTCAGAAAGCGAGTGTGGATCAAAATGCTGGTGGAATAATAATACATGTAAACTATTATTGCCAAAAAAAAATTTACTTACTGCTGAGGAGAATGAAGAAGTGTATACTGCAAAATTGGCGGATGAATTAATACGAAATTATAAAAAGAGATTATATTTATTGGAAAAAAATCAGTTTATGGTTTTAAAAGAATTACCTTATAAAATTGAAGAAACTGAAATTTTGATTCTTGAAGAACATTTATTTAATGATTATTTGTTAGACATTAAATATGTAAATAATAATAAATATTATAATATTAAAAATTCATATGGTTTTGTAAAAAAACCAGACTTGAAAAATGAAATGGAATATAATCTGGTAGATTTTTTAAATAACGACACTAGTGTGGAAACCATGGGTAATGAATCATTGCGTGAAAATATACAGGAATTAAAACAAACCAAAAAACCGATTATGAATATTCTTTCAAAAAAATAATGAAAAACTATTTCTGATGACGTTTTGCGATGCGGTTGGTGCGACAGGACTTGTGATAGTTTCTACAACCGGTTGTATTATGGATGTGTTAACTTCATTTACACGTTGATAATTAGCCATTTCATTTCTGGATTGTATAAATGATGAATATCTAGATCTTCTATAACTTGGTTGTCTACGTACAAACATATTTCGTTGCGCTGCTTCTCTGGCTGCTGCTCTGGCTGCTGCTCTGGCTGCTTCTTGCGCTGCTTCTCTGGCTGCTGCTCTGGCTGCTTCTTGCGCTGCTTCTCTG